TCCTTCTGGAGCGTTTCCAACTGCTCCTTGAGTCCCGAGATCTTGCCGTCGTCGGCCAGTTTCAGCAGATCGGCGTCGAGCAGGGCTTTCACCGCTTTCGGCGACTTGGCCTTTGCGCCGGTCAGGGCGCTGTCGAGCGCGTGGTCGAACTTGAGCTTCGCAATCTGCGCATCCGCTTCGGTCCGGGCCTCTTCGGCTTTGGTCTTCCACTCGTCGGCCGTCTTCTTGACGCCTTCGATGTCCAGATCCTTGAACTTCTCGATCTGGGCGCCGGCTTCTGCGACCTGCTTCTTCAGCCCGGCGACTTCTGCCTGGGCAGTGGTCAGGGCGGTTTTGCCCGCTTCCACGCTCTTGCCGTGCAGGGCCATCAGCTGGTCGACCAGGTCATCGGTCGCGGCGTCACCCAACAGCTTCTTGATCTCGTCTCTTTTCATAACCTGTTCTCCGTTTTCATGGCTACTCAATTTTTACGAGCTGAGGGCTCGCACCATCCACCTGTTTTACGCCGGGCGGTCGGCAAACAAAAAACGCCACGATCACGAAAGACTCTCGTCTTCCGCAAGCGTGGCGTTTCCGTCCCACTTGGGTGGCTGCGCCCCACGGAGACCGCGTGGCGCTGTTGGTTAGATCATAGCATAGATTTACGTTTTCGCAAAATCAAACGGTGGTAGCCATCGACCCGGCCAGCGCTCAGAGATTGGCCCGGCCAGCCAGTGAGGAATGAGCCAGCGACGGAGCCGCTCGTAAAACAGCCAGCGCCGAACTGCCTCCACCTTCTGGCCAAAGGCATCGACAAAAGCCGCCCATAATTCACGGAGCGCTTCGGCGAAAGCTCGAAAAGCCTCCACGAGCTCCTCGAAATACGCTTCGAAGGCCGCCCGGAATTTCTCCCGGTCCTTCGCCCACTGCTCCAGGATCGCCTCGTACTCGGATAAATCCATGTTGGGCGTGTGGTGCATGGTCAACTGCTGCTCAAGATTGTCCATTGTTTATTTCTCCCGTATCTGTATTGAAATACCGGTCGCTTTACCCTTGATGGATCGATCATACCATGCGATGTACTGCTTCGCAAAAGAGTAGACCAGCTCCAAGAAGGCCCGCATTTCGACACTCACTCGAACACCTGTTCCCGGAACCGGTCGCGCTGCAAACTGGTCTGCCGGATGAAGTCCCGCATCCTGGCCTGCCAGTCCCGGACCTTCGCCAGCTCCCGATCAGCGGGCAGGCCGGCCGCCTCGAAGGCCGCCGCGTGCCGTTTCCAGTACCGGATCTTGCGCTCGATGTAGCGCTGCTGCTGCGTGGCCTGGTAGTGGCTCAGCTCACGCCCGTTGTACTCGACCGTCTTGTCCGCCATTTCGTCCAGCGTGGCCCGGTCGTAGGCGTTCTGGCTGAGACCTTCGAAAAATGGGAACGCTGAATGCCGGCAGTTGACGCCGGCGAAGCCGGTCACCGTCCCGTACCCGGTGCTCTCGACGAACGGCGGGAACTTCGGATGCGCTCCGGACCGGCTGAAGACCTGCCCCTGCCACTCGGCGTGTTCCGGCCGGGCTCCGCCATGAGCGCTCATCTGGACCAAATCCTGATTCATCTCAGCCGCCCGCGAAAGTGACAGCTCCGCCGTCGTCTGCCCGACGCCGGTCAGCACGGTCCTACGCATGGCGACGTCCAGCTGCTCGGCCCGGCGCGGAAAGCTGATCACGGTCAGGCCCTCCTCGGAGACGTCCCGGACCGCTTGTTTGAGCGCGTCCTGGTACGAAAACGTGCCGGTCGTTATTTGCAAATATGCCTGGTCGGCCGCCCGGATAAAGGCGTCCTGCCCGGACAGGGCCGTCGTCATGGTCAGGTTGCGGACGGCGCCCTGCGTCTTGCGCAGCCCGGCCGCCAGCGTCTGAGCCATTGCCGGCGAGAGATTGAGCGGGAGCGGGTTCAGCCCGGCCGCCCGGTAGACCGAGTCGTCGAACTTCAGCGCCTTCACGCCGGCCTGCTGGAAGATCCTGCGCAGCGTGGCCTCGCTCTTGCCGGTCAGCCGGGAGAGCTCTTTCAGAATGTCGTCGTACAGCGCGCCCGCCTCCGAGAGCCGCTGCATCTGCCAGGCGGCGGTCGGGGAGGCGAAATCCAGCCCGGCCAGCCGGCGGGCGATATCGGCGATCACCGTCGTCTGGAGCTCGTTGAACAGCTCCACGATCGGTTCGACCAGGGCGTCGAATTGGTCGGCCGTCAGCATCAGGCATTAGCCCCGAACCCAAACGGGTCCACCTCCGGCTGTTCGGCCCGAGCCGCGGCGATCTTCTCCAGGGCGACCTCCTCGCTCTCACGGAAGTTGCGCATGCGCCATTCGACCTTCGACATGATCCCGTCCCGGACCAGCTGCAGATCCTGGCTGAACTGCATTTCGCTATCCACGATGATCGAATCGTCAAAGACATAGGCGGCTTCATAAGCTCCCAGCGGGGCAAGCCGGTCGATTGTCACCCAGACGTCCATTGCCCAGATCAGGCGTTCCAGAGCATGTCGGAGCGCCTTCTGCGTATCGACCACCGTAGAATGCGTACGTTGTTTACTTGTCGCGATCTCCGTCGCGGTTTTCTCGACCAGCTGCGGATCACTCAGCGTGCCGTACGCCAGGCCGGTCAGGTACTCGATCCGCTTCAAGGTCGCATCCAGCCCGGCCAGCATGTCCTCCTGCCGAATGTCCGGCGACCAGTCCTCAAACAGCGCCTCATCCTGGCCGCCGGTGTCGAGCGTCTTATACAGGCGCTTGTTCGGCAGGATCGGGCGCCCTTCGCTGTCCTTGCTGAAGGCCAGCAGATCCACGTACAAAGCCCGCTGCCCGCTCTCCATCTCCCACAGGAATACGGACCATTGTTCATCCGCCTGCTGGATCAGGTCCGCGGCGCGGGCGTAGCAGGACACGCCTAACTTGCTCGACCGGTCGATATTGTTGGCGATCGGATAGCGGAAATAGGCGAACAGCGGCCGGTCGATCCCGGTGATGAGCGCCTGCGGAGCCAGCTCGGCCCATTCCGGCACGACGCCCAGGCTGGTCGGCTGCCCGAGCGTGTCGCTGGTCGTAGACCGGAAGGCCTGGTTGCGGATCTCGCAGCCCTTAGCGGTCATGCGGTGCAACTCCAGGCGGGTGTAGTGGTTGTCGCCGACCTTGCGCTGGTCCACGAACACGGCCGCCCGGATTTCGCCGGCGCTGTCGAACTCCAGCGGGAAGAAGCTGTCGGCGCGGACGTAGTCGACCATGACCCGGTCGCCGTCCACGAACGGCTTGAGTACCAGGCCGCCCAGCGCAGCGCCGTATTCGACCTGTTCGCGCAGCTCGTCGATGACCGGCTCCAGCTGCTCGGCCAGGAAGTCGGCGCGGGCACTGCCGGTCAGCTCCACGCTCATCTCGATCGTGGCAATGCGGGCGATCTCGCCGGCGATGGCGGCCGGCAGGTTGAGCGATTTGACCGTCGCCGACAGCCAGGGCGCGGCGTTTTCGTACATCTTCGCCCATTTCTCGATTCCCTTCAACATGGGCTCGGAAACGGCGATCTCCGCCCCGATGGCGGTTTGCAGTGTACTTTTACCGATCATCTTGTACCAGGCTCCTTTCAGCCACTCCGTGATTTTCCTGAGCACGATGGCCTCTACTGTCCGCGCCGGCGCCAGATCCTGTTACAGGCGTAGCGAGCAGCATCAATCGCATGGTTGTCGCGGTCCGGGTAAGCGTCGATGATCTCGTCGTCTTTCGTACGCTCGTATTCGTAGGACAGGAACTCATCCGCCGCATAGGGGGCGCGCTCGTTGTCGATCACGATGGACGTCAGCGATTGCAGCCACTTCATCGAGTACCGCACGCTCTCCGGCCCCTTCTCGGCCGGTCGGATGGTGGCCCCGTAGGAGCGGTAATCGGCGACCGATTTCGGCTCGGCGCTGTCAGCGATCAGCAGTTCGTCGTCTGCGTACCCGTACTCCTTGATCGCGTCATACATCACCCGGTTGGAGGCCTTCCACTTGCGCACCTCACCGAAGATGTAGAGCGTCAGCCGGGCGGCGTCGTAGTGCAGTTTGCCGTAGTGCGCCGGGTCCGGATAGTAGCCGAAGTCCAGCCCGTTCAGCACCCGGTCGAACTGCGCGATCTCATCGTCCGTGATTTTGCGGATGGTCACGTTCTCGAACACCATCCCACCGGCGGAATTGGCGACTCCCAGGTACTCGTGCTCGTAAGCCGCCGGGTTGACCGATTTCAGGTGCTCGGCCTCGTCCAGGAACGCCTTCCCCAGCCACTCGGGCGGAACCTGGGTGTAATCGCTTTTGTGCTGGTACTGCGCTTCCTTCGGGATCTGCGCGTACTTGTTGGCCCAGTTGTTGATCGTGCGCGGCGGGTTCCACGACTTGAAGATATAGGCTTCGTCGCCGCCCCGGATGGCCGACTGCTCGATCGAACGCACCTGCGCTGCACCTCGGAACTGGTCGAGCTCCTCCATCCACAGCGCTCCAATGTAGCCGAACGCCGGTTTGATCGACTTGATCTTTAGCGGGTCGTCACCACCGCGGAAATAGACTTTTTGTTTCGT